AACTTTCATGGTTCTATGTGCTTTAGGTAATTATACCTCAAGGCAAGGTGTCTGTTGGCCCAACCAAATCACTATTGCTAAGGTCTTAGGAATTAAGTCTCAGAGTACAGTCAGTAAACATATTCGTAAACTGATTGAGATGGGATATATTAAATATGCTAAGAAACATCCTGGGCTGAAGGGTAACAAATACTTCATGGTCTTTGATCCAGATGTCAGCGAGGAGGATGCCAAAGCAACAGCTACAGACCTTGATAGATCTTACGAAGAGAAACCAGAAGTACCGAAGGGACCGAAGATGGGAAAGACTACTAAGTATTCACTCAGAAGGAATACAAAGATAGAGGAAAAGCCTACTGTAAAAGAGGGGGATAAGGTAGATATTCACTCCAATGAATATGTAGATATTCACTCAGAAGGACTACATAACAACAAACTTAACAATGATATATTCCTTAAAGGTAAGTATGTAATGAATGAGTTTAGAAGATTAACCGAAGAGATATTCGGTCAACATTTACAATACAATCAGAAACAACTAGAGATTGTACAGTCATGGATTAAAGAAAAAGGATTAGATCCAGATAAAGCTGTAAAGAAGATTAAGGATGTACTGATCTGGAGAAGGAATAACCATAAGGATAGTCCTAAAAGCATTGTATTCTTTGAACACGCATTCTTTAAGAGACCACCTCCCATTGATAGAGCAGAAGAGATACAGAGAATGATTAAGAAGATTTCTAACAGCAAGAGGATAAGGTAATTTATAAATAGTAAACGAACCTTTACACTTTATAACCAGGAAGAAAGAGAACAAATGTGGGGTAAAAAAAAGGGCACCCCTTCCCCCCCGGGGTGCGTATACTATATAGGGGGGGATCGCACAATTTTTTTGCAGAATTTTTATTAATCGTTTATAGTGAAAACAATTCGGAAACATAAAAGAAAGGAAATATAAATATGTCTAACGGACCAACACACAGCAACAGAACTTTTAAGCTCATGAGAACTACAACTCTCTCAGAGGGTGAGTATATAATTGAGACTTGGGAAGGTTCTAATTATGATAAAGAAACCAAGCAGCGATCATCGGTGCCTGGAGCTTTGGATATTAAGATCTACAATAAAGATACTTCCAAAGAATATAACAAAGGAGATGCAGTTATCTTTTTCAGAGTGTTTGAGAATGATAAATCTGGACAAGGGAATATCCCATCTTATCAGCAATCGGCAGCAGCCAAGAATGATGAGCCAGTTAATCTAGCAGCAGAGAGAGCAGATCAACTTGATGACGAAATCCCCTTCTAGTAAAAAAAGGATAGTTAAACCTCCTTTGGATCGTTTCGGTGGTATCCGAGTGGTTCAGAGGAGGATTAAAAAGTCTGAAGTGATTGAGCACAACAAAGAGAATGTTGCTCAAGAATTAATTGATATTGCAACTGCAAATATTGATGACATTGTCTATTGGGATGACCAGGGCAATGTTGGAGTTAAAGATCCTAAGAATATTCCTAAAGCAGCAATTAAAGCTATAAAAAAAATTAAAGTTACTCCGACAAAGGCTGGGCCTCAGTTAGAAGTAGAGATGCATGACAAGGTATCTGTATTAAGAACTCTAGCTAAAGCATCTGGTTTATTAGAGCAGCAAGAAGATACAGACAGACCTTCAGTCGTGGGTATTGTAATGCAAGGACCAGAACCAACAATAATAGACGCAGAGGAGGTAGAAGATGTCGAACAGAAAAATAACACCAGAGGAAGTGGATCGGATCCAGGTAGTGATGTTGAAAAAGAAACTGAGTGATAAGGAATGTGCAAACATTGTTGGTCGTTCAGTTAGTGATTGGAAAGCAATAGTCATGAAAAAAAAAATTGAAGATCCAGGTCGTATTGAAAGTATGATTAATAGATTAGAAAAATATGAACGAGGAAGATTTTAAAAAAGAAATTGAAAGACACAAGAGGTTTATTAAAAAACAAGAATTAATAATTGATGCTTTGGAAACAGAGATCACTATTAAAGACTACGAAATAAAAAAACTAAAAGAAGGGAAAAAAAAGAATGATTAAAAATTTTAAAGACATTGTAATTCTATTAATAACAAGTGGTGTCTTAATACTTCTTGGTGTAATTATCATAGGAGATTATTGGGTAGCACTAGAAGAAAACAGACCAGTAGATGAGAGTGTAATAACATTGATGAAGATGTCTGTTACGGGATTGATAGGTGTTATTGGTGGTTACATTGGTGGAAGTAAATGAGTGATGCAATTACAAATCTTAAATTAGATTTCTCTACCTCTGCCACAGTCTGGAAATTTTTAAAAGATAAAAGTTTTGTTAGAGGATTGATGGGGCCAGTTGGATCTGGAAAGTCTTATGCTTGTGCAGCAGAGATTATGTTAAAGGCTGTGAGCCAAGTACAAAGTCCGAGAGATGGGATCAAGTATTCTAGGTTTGTAGTTGTGCGTAATTCTTATCCCGAACTTCGGACAACTACTATAAAAACATGGCAAGAGTTATTTCCAGAAAACATTTGGGGACCATTTAGATGGAGCCCACCATTAACGCATCATATTAAATTACCACCTAGAGACGGAGCTCCTGGTATTGATTGTGAAGTTATCTTCTTAGCTCTTGATCAACCCAAAGATGTTAGGAAGTTATTATCAATGGAACTTACTGGTGCGTGGGTTAACGAGGCCAGAGAATTACCTAAAGCAGTTATTGATGGATTAACACACAGAGTTGGAAGGTATCCTACATTATCGGATGGTGGAGCTAAACCCTGGAGAGGGATCATTATGGATACGAACCCAATGGATGATGATCATTGGTGGTACAACTTATCTGAAAAAGAAAAGATGTCTGGTCAGTACGCATGGAAGTTTTATAAACAGCCAGGTGCAGTATTAGAATACACAAAAGAAGATCTACCAGAAAATCCAGAGGCTAACGGATTTATTTATAGTGCTAAGAAATGGTGGATGGCAAATCCAAAAGCAGAAAATAAAAAAAATTTACCGACTGGATACTACGAACAAACATTACTCGGAAAGAATTTAGATTGGATAAGATGTTATGCCCAGGGCCTTTATACTTATGTGCAAGAAGGTAAACCTATTATTAGTGAGTACGATGACAATATGATGGCTACAGAAAATATTGAGCCGGATCCATCTGTACCAATTCAAGTTGGTGTTGACTTTGGTTTAACTCCAGCAGCAATCTTTGGACAAAGACTTCCTAATGGAAGATGGGTTATACTTCATGAGCTCGTAACTTTTGATATGGGCCTTGAAAGATTTGGCACTATGTTAAAATCAGAACTAGCTAGTAGATTTCCAAAATTTGAAGTATTAGTTTGGGGAGATCCAGCCGGGCAAAAGAGAGATGAGATTTATGAAGTAACTGCATTTGATCATTTAAGATCTATAGGTCTAACTGCTAGACCAACTGCAACAAATGATTTTAAAGTAAGACGAGAGGCCGGTGCAATGCCAATGAATAGATTAATTGATGGTAAGCCTGGTCTATTAATAAATCAAAAATGTAAAAGACTTCGTAAAGCATTGAGTGGAGGTTATCATTTTAAAAGAGTACAAATTTCTGGAGCTGAACGATATAGAGATCAACCAAACAAGAATGAACATTCCCATGTCGGTGATGCTTATATGTACTTGCTTTTAGGTGGTGGAGAGCATAGAGCTCTAACTAGAGGAACTAATCGTAATTACAAACAAGCAACAGCAGATACTGACTTTGATATATTCTAATGAGTGATGATATAAAAAAAAAATGGAAAGTAAAAGTTTGGTTAAAAAACGAATTACAATTAGAAACAGAAGTAATACTAGAATGTACAGAAAAAAAATTGAAACAATTAGTGTTTCCAAAAAAGTTTAGATTGACTTATGAACCTATCGACACTTGAAAATATATTTAATATTGATGGAAAGAATAGTCCATTAACTGTATTACCTTTTAAATCTTACCTACTTACATTAATGGATCTTCACCCGGAGGACCAGGCGAACATAGATCAGATACCTAATTATCTTCAATACATAGATCGTGCAACAAAGTCTGGATATGGTTACACAGTTATAGATGGCAATGGTAAACCCATAGTCTGTTTTGGTGTAGCTCCTCAATGGCCAGGAGTTGCAGAACTTTGGTTAATACCAGATATGAAATTAATTTTTAAACACAGACTAAAGTTTCATAAAGGTGCAAAAAAATTTATGGAGATGTGTGCTGAAGAATTAAACCTACATCGGATCCATGTAACAGTTAGTGCTCGAAATGTTCGGGCTATCAAATGGATTGAAAGGATATATTTTAAAAGGGAAGGTGTATTAAAAAAATATACTTTCGATAAGAATGATATGATAATGTATAGTAGAATATTTGAGAGGTAATAATGGGAAGTTTATTTAAGACACCAAAATACGAGCCACCTAAAGAAATGGCAACTACTAATAAGTTGTTAGATGAGAGGGAGGCAAGAGCAGAGGCAGACGAGAAAAAAGAAAAAAGAAAAATAGCTGCTAAAGCAAGAACTCGTAGAATGGGTGGAAGATTATTATTTTCTCAAGAGAGAGCTATTCCTCAGTTAGGGGTGGGGAGTAATTTAGCTAGTGTTCAATCATACTCAAGAAATCCCTATGAAGATGAAAGGATGGGATAGTTATGGGTGGAGTACCAATTATAGGTGATGTAGTAGAAACTGTAACTGATGTAGTTAGTGGTGGTGGTTCTAAAAAAAGAACTACAGAAACTAGATCTGCTGAAGTTGCAAAGTCAACAGAACCAGAAAAGAAAAAAGATATTACTAGAACTTTAAGACGAAGAGTTTCTAGAACTAGACGACCTGGTGCAAGTTTAGTTGGTGGTAGACTTACTGGTGAAACTGCTAGTAAAGATTTAAGTCCAATTAGAAATCCAAGAGATCAATCTACTTTAGGAGCTTAACAATGGCTGAAAGAGAACCTCAAGTCTTTGTAAGAAATCCAAGACACAGAGATCTTGAAAAAGAAAAAGAGGAACAAGAAAATAATGGCTAAAGATTATCACACAACTAAAGACGGAAAAAAAGCTAAGAAGGGTTTGTATTATTATATCAACCGAAAAAAAGCAGCCGGTACTTCGAAACCAAAATCTAAATCAACTATTTCTGATGAGG